CAGAACCAAATCTAATCGTGGTAAGTCTTGTTTGTGGATCAAACTCTGAAGTGAATCTTCGCGGGGCGGGTACCACCTCTAGATTTGTCGGGACTAATTTACCATCAGGCCCCATATTGTCTATGGCCCTATACACTGTGTCCTGTGATAGGGTCTCAACCTGATAGTAGAGGTTTCCCTCAGAGTCAATCACGTCGATAATGTCGCTGATATCTGTATTAAGCAGCGTGATCTCTCTAAATGGGACGTGGTCGTTAGATAGCCTAAAGCTATCGACAATCTCTTCGCCTGAAATGCACAACCCTTCTCTTGACATCACATAGTCGATAGGGTTTCCAGATGCATCAGACGTGAGAACACTCACGGAGGCAAGGTAATTTCCATCATCATCTACATCTGAAAAATCTAAATCCTCCACCAGATTAAATCTGATTCCAGTGACAGATACGCATGTTGTTCCTGATCGAAATACAGGAAGACAGGAGGGCTTAGGTCTGTACGATCCGCTGGATGCTTGCTCTGCCGGCACCTTTATATAGAACTTGACTTTTGTTGAAGCAGGACTCGAGCCTACAATTTTCACTCCGGCATTTCTAAGGTGTAGAAGTACATTCTTTCTCTCTGTAGCCGTAAGTGGATTGAGCTCAGTAAACTGATGATCAAGATAGAATGATAGGGTATCTCCTACATACGACGCCATGTCGAGCAAGAGACCACCAAATGATGCTTCTGAGAAATCCTGGATCTTATCAGGAAAGTATGTACGAGCATACGTGAGCAGTTCGGCTCTAAGAGAATCGAAATCCTTTGCGAGGAATGTTCTATTTCTCTCTTTTCTTAACTTCTTTTTTACGTCAATTGCCATCTCAACCTGCCACGAAGATTATCGCTTCGACGACCTTTTCCTGCTGAGAAAAGGCATTCACACTGTAAGTAATACGGACGCCCACTTTGGCTACTTCCTTATTGTCATTCCTTTCGACGAGCGACTCGAATGTGTGCAATTGCACATAAGGCATATATTTTTCAGTGGTGCTTCTAATTCTTCTAATTGCTTCGGAATCAAAGTCCTCTGATCCCAATTCTAGTGCCAGTTCAGATAAATTTGCCCCAAAATCATAGAGCCCCAATCTTTCACCACGATTGGTCATAATCATATTCCGAAAATTATCGGATATCGACTTTTCTACGTCATAGTGCATCTTGAGAAGTCCATCTGAGCCATTGCCAAACTCTAGAGGTACCTTGATGCCTATTGGCAGCTGTGCACTATCCTGCAGAGACTGTGAACGAGAGCTCTCTACATCTTCTATAAGCTCTCCTACGGAAGCAAAGTCATATTTCTTTCTAGTCTGCATGCATACTAAGTATCTGCGTGAACAATATCACGATAGTCGACCAAACCCTACATGTTGAATAATACCAGGTGCAACAGAAGATCCGGGTCCTGCAGGAGTTGTAACAGAAAGTCCTGGAAGCACTGTTGAATTCACAGGAGTAATATCAACATTCGCAGACTTTACATATTCATGTATCGCAGTGGCCAAAGCTGTGGCAAGAGCTTGAATATTAGCATTCGGATCTGACCCATCCGCGGCTCCGTCATTGTTGATTGTAGTAAATGCCTGTCTTATGGCCTGCTCTAGAGCTATCTTTGAGACTTCTAATGGCATATCACTCTCCAAATACTCTGGTTGACTGTAGGTTGGTTATTTCTTGCTTTCTCTGCTGAATCTCTGTCTGCAACGCTGTTGCACCCTGAACTATCTGAATAGAAGGTGCACCATATCCTGGTGTTGTGTGCGTCAAAAGCTTTTGACAGAATTGATCGACGGCGTCGTACGTCTTGGTCAGTAGCTTTTCTAGCTCTGAGTATTTGACATAGGGCTCTGATCCCTTTTCTCCTGGCCCAGAACCTTGATCAGGCTGACCAATATAGATCTTTGAGCCAGTGATCTGAACCGTGCCATCAGGCAATAGATACACGGCGGCAAAATCATCTCCAACCGTACCTTCCTTGATGAGTCTAATGCTACCATTAATCTCCTGTCTTTCAGCCTCTTTGCGTGCTATAAGCCTGATTTCATCTGACTTTAAAACTACAAAGGGTCCTGTGACGTTCTGTATGTCACCGGTAAAAATAGGTGATATGACATCAGCGCCTACATTAAAGCTAACATCACCGGCACAATTCATTGACACATAGATTCTACTGGCATCCGTCAAAAAGTCCGGATCACCCTCTTGTGGTCTATCCAGGCGATTCCAAGCAACTGATGATCGAGCCGAATCCTTCGTGTATGAAGCTGGATTCTTGTCGACCTCGAGGTATTCGCGTGTATTGAGGATTACTCTTGGCTGACAATCTGGTATCGTTGCTAGATCAGGATCAGGCTGAGAATTTTCATAGAATCTCCCTCTGCCTGTGACCAAGTCGATCGTGCCGCTAAAGTCAGTGGGCTCAGTTGTCGCATTACTGTTTGTTGCCTGATCAGGACGAACAGCAGCAGACCAGCCTCTGTCTTGCCCAAGACATATCAGCGCGTTATTGGATCCCTGTAGAACAAGATCTCCCGGTCTCTTTGTGTACCTAGGAACAATCTCTCTTGTAGAAATTTTTCTTCCTGCCGAAGCCTCATCGATCGTATCGTATATGTTGATGAGTGCTCCGTCAGAAATTACAGGCACTGTTGGATCAGAATTGTCGTCGTCAATAGGTCCATCTGTAAAAGCAGGCGGGCCAGGCACCTTTTCAGGATCCTTGAGTCCATCAAAAGGTCTTACTGCATCTCCACTAGTATCGTCTCCTGAAGCTGTGGCAAGAGTACCACCTGACTCCACCTTGTCGACATATAGGTCAAACTTTCTCTCAGGATGTGTAAAATTCACATCATCAAAAAAGCTAGACTCATTGATCCTGCTGAGCCAGAACATGTGATCGAATGGCCCTTCAGGAGACTCATTCATGACCCAAACATGCTCACCTGGCTTTACAGGAATTGCAAAATGCGGTGAGAAGAATGGATAGCAAAGAATGTCACTAGTCTGTACAGAAACATTTGGTCCAGAAATAATCTTTACAATCAGGCTATTACGAGGGGCTCTTCTTATAGAATTTAGACCTGAGCCTACTCTGCCAGCTAGCTCTAGCAGCTCGTCTTCGCTTAATACTGACAGGTCACTAATAGCATCTATCACTAGCGCGCGGTGAAATGGACCAACTCCAGGAGGCTGCCTTCGAAGATTATTGATCTCTGAGGAGACTGTGCTGCTAGATTTTCCTCCCGGGACCCTAATCGGATCCATTATTCCTAATCTAGAACGCATTTAGTCCTCAATCATCGCCAATTGTGTTGAATAGATCGTCAGGCTCTACTTTTGTATTTCGCTCTTCAGCTTTCGAAATGAGCTCAACTAGCTTTAGTATTTGCTCATTCGACTTACTCATACGCTCTAAGTACTTTGTTAGAGTTGCTCCTAGTGATATATGCTCAGATGAGCCAGAGCCCATTCTAGACCATGCATCGGTAAACAGCATTCCAGCGTTTTCGCGATCCACCAGAGCATTCTCATAGATCTCTTTCCAAAGAAGCTTCTTTTTTTCTTCTGTTGTTGCAAGTTCATCAAGAATATCTGAAAAAGCTTCGAGCTTTCGCTTAAGGCGCTCTGAGTTATCCATTGCCTTTTCAAGCTTATTAATGTCTGACATATCAAAGCTCCTAGAACACGTCAACAAGGCTCTTAGATATTACCTTGTAGTGATCTCTAATCGTTGTCATTGCAATAGACAGTTTCTTTGATGAGAGTCCCGATATGTCTCTCACATAGATCCTAATCGCTCTCTTATTTAGAAAATCCAGCTCATCGATGTTTTCAAACACTGATATGATTGCCTTTATGCACGCAATCTCATGCTCCTGATCAACGCGCTTTTCAATCTCCTGGAGTATCTCCATTATTTCTGTGCGGTGATTCATGCTGATCAGCATTTCATCCGGAGCAGGTACAACGGCGTATGATTCAATCTCTTGACTTTGCTCAATAGACAACAGCTCTGGATGGTCGATGGACAGATAGCGCTTATTTCTCTTGACAGACTTTCTCGAGTTGCATATTAGAAAGTTCTTTGCAACAACGTTGAAGTATGAGAATGCCTTGGTTCCTTTGTCGGGAGCCCACTTATCCAGAGAGCTGTATAGAAATGAGATACAATCTCTCTTGAGTTCCTCTATGGAATCGCCAGGACTACTAAAGCCATAAACAAGAATCAAATTTTCTACCAGCGTGTCTAGAGCAGGATGAATGGACTTGATGTAAATTTGATCTTTCTTGCTCTTATCACTTTCATCCTGAAATGTAATGATGGCACTTTGCGTATCGTCGGAAAAATACATGTTTCCAACTGTGCCAGGCTTTCTCTTGATTTTTCTTTTTATGCGCTTAAGCATCGTCACTCTCTTGTGCCTGTTCTTGGTTTCCTTCAACGGCCTTCGCGTCTATAGATGCAAATTTATTGGCAACAAGGAGTATCGTGTCGCGAGTAAATTTTACGTCATTCAATACTTGTCGAATCTGCGGGCTATCATAGAACAAGGGGATCTCTAAGATTTTGCTTATTGATCTATATCGCTCATCAAGCACGTCTAGAGACTCTTCAATTGCATCCTCAATTCTAAGAATAATAAGAGAAAACTTGACAACATAGTATAGGCTGGTGATAAGCGCCAGAAATAAGATAACTATTATGGCCGTGCTAATTTCCACCGAACCCTCTTATCTTTGATTGCTTTTTACAGCGCTCAACACTACTTCATCATATCTCTTTGCAATTGAAGCAAAAGAAAAATCGCCACAAATTCTCTTTGCTACCTCAGTAGCCCTATGTCTTGGCATGGTAGACTTTTGATAGAATTTTCTCAGCTTTTTCTTTGCATCAGGCTCTCTTGGATTTGCCCACATGGAACCTTCTATAAAGATCTTGCCGTCTACTCTAGACTTGTGAATAGGCGCCAAGTCATAATCAACTGAGATATAGTCATCATTTCTCAAAAAATCTGTATAGCCAGACCACCCGGTCGCAATAACTGGAAGTCCAACAGCAGCAGCTTCCAGTATTGGTAGTCCATACCCTTCGCCGCGCGTCAGACTTACTAGCGCTTTTATCTTTGGATGTCGCATGAGAGATGAGACTTCTGCATTTGACATTTTTCCATGAAGAAAGTGAAGCTTAGGATATGGTCCTTTTCGGACTTCGCCCACAATTTGTCTGATGAATTTTTCAGTCATCAACCGATCAATCTTTGTGGTCTTTCCACTATTGGTCTTAAGAACAATTCCTACATCGGCATCATCCTTAAACTCTTCGAACATCCACTTTAGCGTATAGAAGAGATTTTTTCTGTCATTTTCTGGATTATTTCCGGTGATCTGTCCAAAGACAAGAAAATTAAAGCTGGTCGAAAAATCAACGCCCAGATCAGGAAGTGAGGTGTGGACCATCTCATCATGAAATGACTCATGGACAACTTGCACAGGTACCTTGAGACTTCCCTTTGCAGTCTTTTCAAGCGACATTTTTGCATGATTAGATGGGACAATCACACAGCTCATCTTATTGCAGTGTGATATCCATTCAGGGTTGCAAGTGTCTGTCTCAACGGCAGCAGTAATCCCTATATTGAACTTGGCTAGTTTGTGATCCCACTCATTTGGAAGCTGGACTTGAAGTGATATATCAAAGACAGTCCCAGATGACAGATCTGTCCTATCCATAATCTTTCCAACTAAGCCATCTTCAAGATTTCTATCGATTAACCATGGTGTAATTCCCCATGGGAGGACCTGGAACTTTACGTTCCAGCCTGGAACACCTAGGGCCCACCGTGCAACTTGCCTCGCATGCACTCCGTACCCTGAGTTTGTCAAAAATGGACCTCTCAATAAAACTCTAGTCATCAATACTCCTTGATGTCCCATGCACGTGGCCTTTGAGTTTTCCAACCATCAGTTAATTCGTTCAACGTTCTGTCCCAATCAGAAACAGTCTTTTCAAGTGCAAACTCTGATAGCGCATAATTTCGTGCCTTGGTGCCTAGAGCTCTACGGCCGCCATGACCCATTTCATACATTTTCAGAATTGCTTCGGCAGTTGTTTGCGCAGAGCAATAGTCTTCAAAAATATAAGGAACAGACTGCGAGCCAACCATACTCTGCATCTCCACAGGAAGTGCAATTCCATTTTCTGTTCCGTCTCTATGATCAACAACCTGTCTTGTAAGACCACCAGTCTTTAGTGCAATAATTGGTCGACCGCACTGCATTGCCTCTAGTGTTGCTAAT